TTTCGACCCCGTTCTGATCTCCCTGATCAGACGTTCTATGCCCAACCTGGTTGCTTATGACCTGGCTGGTGTTCAACCAATGAACGGTCCTACTGGACTGATCTTCGCAATGCGTTCCCGCTACTCCACTCAGAGTGGCACCGAAGCTCTGTTCGACGAGCCCGATACCGCATTCTCCTCCACCAGAGGTAATGCTTCTGGCAGCACTGGTGGTAACTACTCTGGTCAGGTCCTTGATGGTCCTCTGGTCGGTTTCGGTACAACTGGTGATCAGCGTGGCACCAACCCCTCCGTTCTGTCTGGTGCTGGCACCACGACTGGCATCGGTACTCAGTACAATGTCGGTCAAGGCATGGAGACTGGTACTTCCGAGTCTCTGGGTGAGTCTGGTGAGCAGGACTTCGGTCAGATGGCTTTCTCGATCGAGAAAGTTACCGTTACTGCTAAGTCCCGTGCTCTGAAGGCTGAGTACTCCCTGGAACTGGCACAAGACCTTCGTGCTATCCACGGTCTGAATGCCGAAGCCGAACTGGCAAACATCCTCAGCACTGAGATTCTTGCTGAGATCAACCGTGAAGTCATCAGAACCATCTATAAGGTTGCTGAGAACGGTGCTCAGGCAAACGTTGCCACCGCAGGTACATTCGACCTGGACGTTGACTCCAATGGTCGTTGGTCCGTTGAGAAGTTCAAGGGTCTGCTGTTCCAAATCGAAAGAGATGCGAACCGCATTGCTCAGAGAACTCGTAGAGGAAAGGGCAACATCATCCTGACTTCTGCTGACGTTGCTTCTGCTCTGACCATGGCTGGTGTACTTGATTACACCCCTGCCCTGAACGCAAACCTGAACGTTGATGACACTGGCAACACCTTTGCTGGAACCATCAACGGTAAGTACAGAGTTTACATCGATCCCTTTGCTGCTAACTCTGCTGCTAACCAGTACTACGTCGTTGGATACAAGGGTTCTTCCCCCTACGATGCTGGTCTGTTCTACTGCCCCTATGTTCCCCTCCAGATGGTTCGTGCCGTCGGGGAGAACACCTTCCAGCCCAAGATCGGCTTCAAGACTCGTTACGGTCTTATCTCCAACCCCTTCGCAGAAGGTAATGTTGATAACCAGGGTCTGGGTCGTGTCTATCCTGGCGTTAACCGTTACTACCAGAGAGTCAAGGTTGCCAACCTCATGTGATTCTGGTATAATATCCTTCCGTGTGAAGGAAGTTCTGGGGACCGAAAGGTCCCCTTTTTTTATGCCTAGGTATAAACTCGTAGGCATAAATTTTCTTTGCGTTATTGTATAAAATCAAACATTTTACTCTAAATACGGTATAGTGATATGAGGAGGTTAAAATGAGTCGAAAACTTTTAGGTTCGTCATGTGTCGGTATGCATGGAGGTTATCATGCACAACTTAATGAGTCGCAATCAACTGGATGAGTGGCGTCATTTTGAGAAAACAGTAAATGAGTTGGAGGAAGAACTCGATCTTATCAATGACTACTACGAATGTTTAATTGAGTGCGATGATTCTCAATCAATTTGTAAAAGAATTTGTAGGCACATTTTAGAATAAAGTTTGGGGGGTGACGACCCCCCTTTTTTATGCCGATAAATAGTGTCGTAAAGTATGGCAAGTCATGGCTGCTCCTACTAGAGATCCTTTTGATAAGCAGATTCAGAATAGAAACTACCTGTCAAATGTAGGATTCAATTTTACGCTTGCCAGATTTCCAAAGGTGGATTTCTTTTCTAACACTGCCAATCTACCTGGTCTGACACTTGGAACAGTCAACGCACCAAACTACTTGAAAGAGTTGCCACTTGCTGGTGACAGATTGGTTTTTGAAGATTTAACACTACAGTTTATTGTTGACGAACAGTTAGAAAATTACCTCACTATTCATAACTGGATGAGAGGTTTGGGATTTCCAAACAGTATTGAAGACTTTATTGATTTGGTCACCGATCAAAACAATGTCATTGATATGGATCAACAATATAGTGATGGTACTTTATTGATTTTGAATAATCAATTCAATAATATTGCCAAAGTTAAATTTAACGGATTATTCCCATACAGTCTATCTGGTCTTCAGTTTGACGCAACAAATACTGACTACCAGACATTGACAGCAACTGTAACTTTCAAGTATACCATCTATAATATTGAAACTGTAAGTCGTACTAGATGAACCTTGATGTTATTAATGAGATGTGGTCGAATGACTCCATCCTTGACCCCGACAATTTGCACGAAGAATCACTGAGGATTCCTCAATTACACGCAAAATATCATGAACTATATAATACAGTTCTTCTGATGAAAAAGAAGGAAGAACAAAATTATAAAACCAAATACCTTGAACGCAGAAATTATTATAACGGAAAAGCAGATCCAGAAGTCTACGAAGACGATCCTTTTCCATACAAAGTAAGAGAGAAAGATTCTCTTAACTACCATTTAGACGCAGACGAACAACTGTCTAGGATTCGTCTGAAGATTGACTATCATGATGCCATGCTCAATTATCTTGAGAGTATTCTGAAACAAGTTAATAACAGAACTTATCAGATCAAGAATGCGATTGAGTGGCAGAACTTCCAAAGAGGTTTCTGATGAATACAGTTTCCATTTCAAAAAAGAACGAAGTATATCTACGAATTAAGGCAGAACCCCATGTGTACATGGAACTGTCTGATACATTCACCTTCGATGTTCCTGGGGCAAAGTTTATGCCGCAATACAGGAGCAAGTATTGGGATGGAAAGATTAGATTGTTCAACCAGTCTAGTGGAGAGATCTATGTCGGTCTCCTTCACAAGGTGGTCAAGTTCTGTGAGGAGATGGGATATGAGTATGAGTTTGAGGATAACAAGTATTACGGTCTACCCTTTGAAGAAAATGGAATGATTTCCATTGAGGGTGTCCGTGATTACATGAAGTCTATTTGTAGTCACGAACCTAGATCGTATCAAATAGAGGGAGTATACGATGCTCTAAAACACAATAGAAGATTATTGATATCTCCCACTGCCTCAGGTAAATCTCTGATGATTTACTCTCTCGTGAGATATCATACAGCTCACAATAGAAATACCCTGCTAGTTGTACCCACGACAAGTCTGGTAGAGCAAATGTATAAGGACTTTGAGGATTACGGGTGGGATGCATCTGCTAACTGTCACAAAATCTATGGTGGCAAAGACAAGGATACTGATGCTCCTGTAGTCATTACTACCTGGCAATCTATCTATAAGTTACCCAAGAGCTTCTTTGAGAGATTTGATGTGGTGATGGGTGATGAAGCACACCTATTCAAATCTAAGTCTCTAATCAGCATCATGACCAAGTTATGTGATGCGAAGTATAGATATGGGTTCACTGGTACTTTAGACGGCACACAGACGCATAAATGGGTCTTAGAGGGACTGTTTGGACCAGCATACAAGATCATCAGAACAGAGGAACTGATTAAGAAGGGATATCTTGCTAACTTCAATGCCAAGATCCTGATCTTGAAGCATACTCCTCAGAAGTTTGATACCTATGAAGATGAAGTTCAATATTTAATTTCTCATGAACAAAGAAATAACTTCATCAAAAATCTTGCTTGTGATCTCAAGGGAAATACTCTTGTGCTGTTCTCAAGAGTAGAAACTCATGGACAGATATTATACGATATGATAAATAGCAATGTAAAAGAAGATAGAAAAGTTTTCTTCATCCACGGTGGTGTTGATGTAGAAGAAAGAGAAAGAGCACGATCAATCACTGAAGCTGAGTCCAACGCAATCATCATTGCTTCATACGGCACCTTCTCTACTGGCATTAATATCAAAAACCTTCACAACGTTATCTTTGCTTCACCAAGCAAATCAAGAGTTAGAAACCTTCAATCTATTGGTAGGGTTCTTCGTAAAGGTAGCAACAAGTTCACTGCTACTCTTTATGACATTGCCGATGATTGTAGTTATAAGACAAGAAAGAATTACACACTCAACCATCTCATTGAAAGAATTAAGATTTACAATGAAGAGGAATTTAACTATGAATTTGTAAACATCACACTAAAGGGAAAATGACAGATGAATTCTATTGCGTAGTAAAGTTAGTGACAGGAGAAGAAATCTTCTCTATTGCTTCTCTTGACACGGATCTTAACGGCAATAGTATTGTCGTTCTCTGCAATCCCGTCATTATGAAAATAGTGAAAAGGGGATTGGTTTCTGGTGTAAAAGTAGAACCTTGGATGAAAATCCCTGATGAGGATATCTACACCATCAGTATGGACAAAGTAGTAACCATTACAGAGATCACTAATAAAGAGATCATCAAGTTCTATAAAAAGTTTCTTGACGAAACAATTGAAGATGATGAAGAAGAGGAATCTCAACAAGTAACACCTGATAAAAAAATGGGTTACTTAGGAACAGTAACAGAAGCTAGAATTAAACTAGAAGAAATATACAAGCTAGATGTCTCTGACAACCACCACAAGGGTGATTCTACTCAAGAATCGTGATTGTGTCAAGCTGGTAATTTGTGGTATAATATAAACAATTAATCAGAGTTAAAGAAATGTTATGCCAGTCAGAGAAAGATCAGAGCATTATGTAAATAACAAGGATTTCCTTGCTGCCATTGTGGAGTATCGAATTAAAGTTCGTAAAGCAGCACAAAAAGAAAACCCTGATATTACAGACGATCAACTTAAGAACTGGTCCAGTCCCAATAAACCACGCATCACAAATTATTTGGGTGAGTGTTTTCTGAAGATTGCGACTCACCTTTCTTACAAGCCTAACTTTGTGAACTACATGTTCCGTGAGGACATGATCTCTGATGGTATTGAGAACTGTGTTCAGTACATGTTGAACTTTGATCCAGCAAAGTCTTCAAATCCTTTTGCTTACTTTACTCAGATTATTCATTACGCATTTCTGAGAAGGATTCAGAAAGAGAAGAAGCAACTGGAAATCAAAACTAAGATTATTGAAAAGACTGGATATGATCAGGTAATGGTCGTTGAGGATGGTGCAAATGGCACGTCTTCCGACTATAATAGTATCAAAGAAAAGATTCACTACAAGTTGAACCGTCAATGAAGTGTGCCATTATCACTGACCAGCATTTCGGTGCCAGAAAAGGTAGTAAGTTCTTTCACGAATACTTTCTAAAGTTCTACAATGAAGTATTTTTTCCAACTCTTGAAAGAGAATCTATCCGATGTGTCATCGATATGGGAGATACTTTTGACAACCGCAGGTCTATTGATCTCTGGTCTCTGGAGTGGGCTAAAAAGAATTACTATGACCGTCTGCGGGATATGGGAGTGGACGTGTATACTGTTGTGGGTAATCACACTGCCTACTACAAGAACACTAACGACATTAACACAGTGGATCTACTCCTACGAGAGTATAGTAATGTGGTGGTTATCTCTTCTGCTTCCGAGAAGGTAATCGACGGCAGGAAGATCATGTTCCTTCCATGGATCAATGATGACAATCGTCAAGAGACCTACAGTGCCATTGATAACAGCACTGCTGAGATTGCCATGGGTCACCTTGAACTGAACGGGTTCAGAGCACACAGAGGGCACGTTCAGCAAGAGGCAAGAGACGACACCAGACTGATTGGTAGTTTCAAGAAAGTCTTCTCTGGTCACTACCATACCCGTTCTGATGACGGCAAGGTTTT